TTGTCTGAAAATTTTGATTTGAATTCAAGCGGTTATTTACAAGCTACTGATAGATATGGAAATGTACTAGGTCAATTTGTGTATAAATTTGATATAAGTATTAATCCTGTATCTATTACTGATGTATTCATTAATAATTCAACTTTAATAAATGGTCAAATATTATATGTAAATCCTTTGTGTATTATTACAAATGAGCTATTCGATAATTTTAATTCAATAACAATTAGAGATACAAATATTACACTATATAATGTTGTTCCAACACTTATTCAAAAAACATATATGCAATTTGATTTATATAAAATGATTAGTCTAACTGAATATTTATTATTTGTTAGAGATGAAAATTTATTTAATGTAAATACATTTAATTTTAATATTAATAGTAAAAATTATTATACCTTAATTTCTAGATATGGTATGTATCAAATAGAGAAAAAATATGATGATCAACAAATAGAGTCAAATCCTATATTAGTTCCAGTTGATGTATCATCTTATCAAATAACTACAACAGTACAAGAAAAAGTAAGTTTTAATAATAGTTTATATAAAAATTTATTTGAATATATTGAATTTATGATTGGTGATCAATCAGTAGAAACATTAACTGGAGATATATTAGATATTCAATATCAATTATTTAAAGATCCAAATAAAAAGAAGATGTTTGATAAAGTAACACAAATTTATACTAATACAGATGGAAATATGAGATTAATAATACCATTAGAATTTTGGTTTGCATATACATCATCTTTAGCAGTACCATTAATTGCTTTACCATATATTGATGTATCAATAAAATTTAAATTGAATGATTTAGGAACAATTTTAGGGGAAGGAATTAAAATAATTAATCAACCTGAAATTAATATTCAATTAAATATTGATGGTATATTATTAGATTCAAATGAAAGAGATTTATTTGCAAGAAATCAACATGAATATTTAATTGAAATATTTAAACAATATCCTAATTCTGTTTTAAATACTAATAATAGTTCAAATAGATTAGTAGTGAAAAATTTAGTAAAAGATATTTATTTTTCTACTTTAGTAACAGGTACAACAGATAAAGTATTTTATAAAACAAATATTGTAATGGATAAAATACAACAATATTATAATACTGTAAAAGTATTATATCAAGAATTTTTAGTTATAGGAGTTTATACTAATAAAATAAATAAAAGTTATGCAAATGATTTTAAAATATTAAAAGCAATTTACATAGAAGCACAAAATAAATCTTCTACCAGATATATTACTTTTATGAGTAGTCCTGGAATTAATAAGTATGATATTTTATTAAGTTTATATTATGATAGCAAATATCTATCTACATTATCAACTCTACAAGAAAGAATGGAAAGATTAAGTTTATATTACGCTTATATTTATAAATATAAAATTATTAGAAATCCTATTTCTCCAATACAATCATTAAATTTAAAAGCTGGTGGTGGTGATTTATTTACAACTTATGATAGTACATATTTTAATTTAGTCGTTCCTTATCAAAAATATTTTAATTCTATTGATCCAGGATATTATGTATATACTTTTGCTTTATATCCATTAGAGAAACAGCCTTCTGGACATTTAAATTTCTCAGTATTAGATAATTTAGTTGTGAATAGCGCTAATAATCCTCAAGTAGTAACTTCTCCAGTTATCTTGAAAACTATGGTTAAAGAATATCAAATAATTAGAATAATGAGTGGTATGGGTGGAGTTGCGTGGGCTGAATAATTATTACTATAAATAATAACCTAAGCCACTTAAACCATTAACTACCCGAAATAAATTTAATTGTAATCCATAAGATGAAATATTAATTGGATTTTGATAATTAACAAGTTTATTACAACTCATTTGAATATAAGCATCATCAATTTTACTAAAATTTAATGAACCTGAAGGTTGATGATCTAATGGATTTATACAAAAAGAAAACATATGTATACCATCAGGAGGTGTTGTAAATTTATTTTGGTATAATTGAACATTTGTATAATAAACTGGATTATTTAATTCCATTCTATTAATTGAATTAAGTACTAAATATTCATTTTGAATAATATTATTTGTATCTGAAAGTAAAGGATCTAATGTATAGTTAAATAAATCATTACTTGTATAATTAGAAACTAATTGTACACGCCAAAAAATAATTTTAACAGGATTATAAAAAGGAACTTTATATAATATATTTGTTGAATAAAATGTTTGTTGTTGAATATTTTGAATTACTGGCACTAAATATTCATGAGAATTATTTATGAAAATGAATCTCTCTTCATTATCTAAATATATATAATTTACTAATAGATATGCATTTTGTATGGAAGGAATATTTATTCTAAAATAATCTTCATCAATGATTATAATTGCACTAGGATCTATATTTTGTTGAAATTTTGTATCATCGCCAACAATTATATAATTTGAATCATTTGCAATTGTTGGAATTAAAAAATCATTTGCAATTTTATTATAATAAAGTAATCCTTTAGTAGCATCAAAATAAACAAATTGACCAACTGCTAATTGTGATCCTACTTGTTGTCTAATTAGTTCACCTTTTTTAAATAATGAAAAAGGTTCAGTTGTTAAAATATAATTAGTAGGAGTTTGTAAATAACATTTATTAAAATCATTAAATAAAACATGAATTTTTATTTCACTATGAATCATAGAAATTAAAGGTATTGCTAATCCAGAATCTTGACAAAACCAAAAATTTAATGGTACATATAAAATATATGAATTTTTTCCATTAGAATAATTATTTAAAACATCAATATTACCTATCATTTTATTAAAACCTTTTTTTATTCCTAAATTTAATGTTAATTCATACCAAATATTTAAATAATCTCCATATTGACGATCAACTAATACTCCTCCAATTTCTAAATCTATATAATTGATTAATCCTAGTCCAATCTTTTTAATCCAAGCAAAATTTTTAATTCCAGTTGGTAATGTTGAATGATTTTCTTTAATAATATCTGGCAATTCAACATACAAATGAATTTGGCCTAATAAATCTGCATTTTTTGATAAATTTACAGTAACTCTTCTACCAAAATCAGGTGATGATTTAAAATATTGTGCAACTGATTCTATTGAAAAATTTGTATATCTTTTATAAGCCATTTTAAAAAAAGTTATTTCTGGTTGTGATGATAGGTAAATATTTTCTTTTCCTACGGAAACTAATAATAATAATCCTAAGCCCATTATTATTATATTAGATTGTTTTCTTTATATTATGATTTAATTTATTAAATAAATCATATTATAATTTAAACGGCAGCAGGGCGAACAGCAACAGCTTTAATTGCTTTTACATCATCAACTAAACCAGCAACTGTTTCAAGAATAGAAAGTAAGTTGTATGATTTTTTAGATGAAGCAGCAAGTAATGTTTTGTGATTTTCGGTTAATTCGCGCATCATATCAGCAGTTACTTCATTAGCAACAGTAGATGCGACAATTGTATCATATTTAGGGTGAGCTAATACTCTTCTTAATTCACTCATGTATTTAGCAGCTTTTTCGGCTTTTTGTTCAGTAGATTGTAAACTGTCAATTAATTGAACAATGCGTTGTTTATCAGTTTCTTCAATAGCTTTTCCTTTAGATTTTAAGGCACTATCTAATTCAGCTAAACTGGATCTTAAAGCGGCAACACTGCTAGGTACAGCATTAGATGCACCACCTACTAAAGTGTATCTATTTTTTAAATAGTTGGACATTTGTATAAAGTTAGCAGCAGCTCTATTACCACCACCGCCCACCATTACTCCAGACATAGATGTGAAAGCTACACGGGGAGTAAGAGAAAAGGGTACTAATGCAGATGCAACAACCATAGGAACTTCGCTGCGTTTAGATCCAGCAAGACCGGAAGGGTTTCTTACTCTAGAAACGATTACTCTTAAGGCATTAGCTACGGTAGGTTGTAATGTAAGACTATTGGCTTTAATCCATTCATCTACAGTTCCAGTGATACCCATTTTACTTACTAAATTTCTGGCTGTTGCAAGATCCATTTTATTGGCATCAATACCTCCAGAGAAATTTAATCCAGCCCATGCAGCTCTGCATTCGCTTTGTTTACTAGAATCAAGGCATTTACCGAGTAAATCGACACATTGATCACCTTCGATAGGAAGGGGACAGTTTTCTTTGTTAGAGTAATCTCTGTAGTCATTTAACCAATCTTCGCGGTCAGAGGTGACTTTTCCTCTTAAATAGGCAGTTATAGCCCATTGTGCTGCGTGTTTATCACGCGCACCAGATAATTCTGCAATTAATGAATCTAAAGTTTTGGGTGGTGCTGCTGCTGATGGTACTCTAGGTGCTGACGCACGTTCTTCTGCTTCTCTAGCTAAACCTGACATGATATATACTATATAATAGAAAATATTTTTAAAAAACTAAATATTTTTTTTATTAGCAAAAAAATATTCTAGTTATTTATAATGGTAAGTCTACAAGATAAATACTATGGTCTCTCTGTCCTCAGCTGGTTGATTATCTTAGTTTTAATAGTTTTATTCTATTTTACTCTC